CTAAGAGACCGTCTTTTTATATTTTCCACTGCCCATGTTAAGCTGATAAGTCACCACCTCCTTGTTACTTGAGAAACGAATCTTACTAAGACTAGAATTGCCTCCTTTAGCATCAAATACTAGGGTCTGCCCCTTATCCAGATGAATGTTTTCAGGAATAGAGAGACTGGTTCTTCCATTACTAATCTTATCCTTAGTCAGCTGCAATTCAATGTTAGTCCCTTCCGCTGCTGCCAAGCGCTGACTATCCCGGTACAGATACTCAAAGCGTAGATAAAAAAGATTAGTCTCGACTTGCTGAAAAATACCCGTCACTGACCCTGACAAACTCAGAGTAAGAAAAGCAACGACTGCTAATGTCACCAAGCTTTCCAACAAGGTGAAGGCCCTAATTGGCAACTGAGCGGCTTTCACCACCATGTTTCGCATAATAATCATTGTATGAATCTGCCTGTTTTTGTGTAATTTGACCTGATGACACAAGAGCTGCTAAACTAGCTGTCTTGTTATTTTTCATTTCATAGAGTTCTGCTTGAGAATCCACAACTTTGACGACAGCTGCATTTCCAGTTTCTTTTACAGAATCCTTTTGCTTACTCAAGTTAGGAACAAAGAGCAAAAGAAGAATACTGATAATGAGCAACACGACCAGCATTTCAATCAAGGACACTAAAATTCTTGATTTGAGCATAAAAAAGACTTGGCAACGAAGGCTACCAAGTGATACGGAAAAGCAACTATTAGACTTTGCTAAAGGGCAAGTCTGAGTACATCTATAGTGTACCTCTATTTGAATTAAATGTCTAACGTTATATCAATGATACACAAAAAAAGGCTAGGGTATCCTAGCCTTTTATCGTATGTTCTCCAAGTTTTTCTCAATCCACTCAAGCCTATTTTGGTGGCCATACTCGAGTTAATAAACATACACTTCTCCGTTATCAACGCACCCGACCTTTTTAACACCCTCAACTGGCTCCATCCCACGTTCTTCGACAAGGATGTATCCGTCTTTATCTACCCAAAAATCAAGCATGTCTGCATATTCTTCAAAAGTCATATCGTCCTTGAAGTTTTCAAAATTGTCTTTCAACGCTTTCAATAATTGTTTTTCATTGATCATTTTAGATGCCTCTTTCTTTTTCTCTTTAATAAGACTTTCCAATTCGTCCAAATCTTCCTCGGTAGCGTGTTTCCTGATAAAACTACGGGCTGACGACCGTTTTGATAAGTAGTTTCTGTGCTCTCTGTTGTTTTTATTCCACTTCTTGGTGGCCTTCTGTTGTGCATCCATTCTATTATTTCCTATCTGTTGATGTAATATAAGAAATCGTATGTTTCAAGATATTTCTCAATTGTTCCGCTTGCTGCTAAGTCGTGATAAATTTTACTAGCGTCGTTATCTTTGTTTAGTTTGAAAAATTCAATGCGATCTTGATTGTTTGCGTTAGCAAGTGCAGCAAGTACGTTTGCGGCCGTCTTATCAATAGGAAATTCTTTGATGATTCCCATTGCAAATTCTTGCACTTCTTGAAGTTGTTCTTTATATGTGTTCATTTCATTTACCTCGTTTAATTATTTTTTTAAGCCGCTTGTCCAAAAAGTTTGATGTGTAGTTTAACCGCACGCATAGCCAATGACCAAACGCTTGTTCCAGGCCATGCTTCTTTTCTCATGTTGTCAACGTTAACCATTTTTGTGTAAGCGTCCATTTCGATAGAGAAACCTAGTTTTTTACAAGCCCAATCCCAAGCCTTGACTTCTTCTGAATGTTCAGCGTCTTCGTATTTTTCGTTCATACGTTTAACAATTTCTTTTTCGTGAGCCCAAGCTTCTTTTAAGCAAAGAGCAAATGTTTTTTGTCCTTGCAATTCCTCAAAAGTGAGATATTCGAAGTCTGCAAGAGTGATGTCGTCGTTGTTGAATAAGTTCCAAGCTTCTGTCATGATTCCTGATTTGTCGTAAGTTGCTTTTTTCATGTCATTTACTTCCTTTCCTTATCTTCATGTTTATTATAGTACATATACTATATATTGTCAACACTTTTTATAAAGAAATTTAGATTTTTTTGCAAAATAAAAAACACCTCCTAAAAGAGATGTTTTCCGCAAATGGGTCCCGTAAGATTATCCACAGCTATTCCTATTAATTATACCACAAAAACCCATGCTCAGAACGTATCTGTCCATAATTGATGCAGGGGGATTGTCGTTTTCATGTATATTATACCACAAAAAAAGGCTTAACAGTCGCCAAACTCACAAGCCTTTTACTCACTATAACTAAAAAAGGAATTACTGCAGGCAAGCCGTAATAAGGTTTTTAGTATCTGTATTTGATACCTCAATTATACTAAAATTCCGTATTTATAGCAAATAAAAAAGCCCCAGCAAACGCTGAGGCTCGACCACTACTGCCATGGTTTCCCTACTGCAGTCTGAGGAGAGGTGAATGTTTCACATCCTTTTCTATTTTTTAGTTTTCGTGGTCTATTTTTTAGTACTTATAGATTGTACCATTTATTTATTCATAATAGTTAACAAGGTCGTCTTTATCCCAACATGAGAGCCAAACTGTACCGAATTGACCGAATTCAAATAGACGCCAATAGTATCCGCCGTAGTAGCCGCCATCTTCTTTATCTACGATGTTAGTTTCATCACCAGCAAACGAGAAGAACATACCAGCCTTAAAGTCTTGGTCAGCTCCGTCAGGAAGGTCGTTACCATCTTTATCAACCCAATTTACCATACCAACGGGAATACCATTTTCTGTCCAATCAAAACCAACGGGCGCTAAGTAATCACATTTGATTTGCCAAATACCATTGACATATTTGACCTCATTGGCTTCATAGTAAGCCTTGGATTGTGGGACTACTGCGGTATTAGCTTGGTTATTGGTTTGAGGTGCAGTGTCAGCATAGCGCCAAACTTCGATATAAGCTGGCTGATTCCATCCATAGTAGTCATTCCATGGATAAGTATTGATAGCTTGTCCAGCTGCTCCTTGAGTTGAGTAGTCACAACTGATAAAGTATGTATCATCAATCATGACACCGACGTGTCCACCAGCTCCGCCAGAACTAGCCATGTCAGCACCCCAAGACATCAGAACGATGTCGCCTGGCAATGCGTCCCACGACTCATTACGGCAAACACGATAGAAGCCGTTGTTTGCAAGCTGTTGGCCGAGGGTGACAGTTGAAGGTAACCCTTGGATTGGAATACCAGCTTCTTTCAAAACTTGCGACATGATGCCAGAACAGTCTCCAGTTCCATCTGAACCATTGCGAGAACCGAACATTGAATACGTGATTAGCCCTCGTCTGCTGGTAAAGCCGTTAACAATAGATTGTTGTACGCTCATATTAGTAGCCTTCCTTATCGTTTCGTGGTTGGTTGTAGTTCAATGCTTGCTCACTATCAGCTACACCCTTTGTAGTTGGGTCGGTAACAATTCCAAGAATTACCAAAATTACAACAAGAGTATTAACACCTTCTTGAATATTGTGTGGGATTTCAAGACCAAACTGTTGCAACATGAGAAACACTGCTGAGATAAGAGCTAATAGAGTGGTTTTGTTTTGCAAGCGAAGTTTAAAGTTAATCATTTTCTGTTTTCTCCTTCTCTTCATCCTCTTTTTCTGAGGTCAAAATAAATTTTTCTTTATCGATATTCTTTTTAATGTACTTGTCAAAATATGGGATTTCCACACCCAATGCTGACAAACTGGCTAAGATACTAGAGCCGTAAGCGGCAATCATTGCAAAGATAAATGTATCTAGGACACCGCCTAAATTCATGAAGACTGCGAACGGATAGAATATGGCCACGAATGTAATCATGGCTGTATGGCTGACAAGTCCCTTTCGAAATTTAGAGCTTGAAAATTCATGGTAAGCCCACGCCCTGGACACGCCTACGACGATATCGCATGCGATGATTACCATCAACAGAAATACCCAGAGATGGTCGTCAATGCCATGTTCATAGAAATCACGAACAACATTGAAGATTCCAAAGATTCCGTCTGGTTTGTGCATTTGACCCCCTTTCTAAAATAGGAAATTCTTGATGATTTCGTCAGCAATAGCCTTGTGCCCTAAGTCTCCAGGGTGGCTCGCCACACCAGCATTTGTGATAGTGTAGTTGGAACCATCTGGGAGTCTCAACACCTTGCCCATTTCTGACTTGTACTTGGCATCCTTCGAATACTGATAGATGTCAACGAATGTAACGCCAAGGGGAGCACAGATACGCTTGATTCGCTCAACGAAGTCTGGTGAAGCGTAGTAAATACCGACCCAGTAAATAAGAGCTTTTGGCGATGCTGCCCTAATCCAGTTAACGAGATTAGGAATATCCGTTTCAAGGTTCTTCCGTTTTTCGTCGGTATTCAAGTTATCACCAAATTGCAAAATGACGATGTCTGTGTCTGGGCCTAGTGATTGCTTCATTTTGCTATCAAATGTACCACGTCGGTTATTTGGGTCGGACTCCCAGTCCGCGCCATTACCACGCTCTACGACTGCGCTAGGGTTCTTAGATAAGATGTAGTTCTTGACAAGAGTGAAGTAATCTTTATCTGGTGCACTAGCGGCCATACCCATGCCTTTCAACCATGGGTGGCTCAAGATTGAGTTACCAAACACAGCAACACGGCTAGGGATGTTTGAAACTGTTGACAGATTGCCATTGTTGTCAACCAACAAGCGGAACTTAGTGCCGTTCGGGCTGGTAATCATTGGTGTTTTCTTGAACAACTCAAGCTCCGTAACAACAGGCTCGATTTTATCCGTTTTCTGCTTTAGCGTCTCTACTTTTTCAAGGGCGCTCTCGTTAGCTACACGATAACTAAATGGAATAGCTTGTCCTGTTTCGTACATGATTTTCCCAGAATACCCAGCGTTATTAGTAACGTGTTGAGCGTCTTGAATTAAGTTGCGTTCACCTTTTGAAGCGTACACACGATTGTCATGAGATTCAAAGAATAGCTGTTCGCCAAAGAAGATTTCCTTATCTTCACCACGAACGTTAAGCGTATTATACCCAGCTGCAAGCTGTTTCTGGAACACTCGAGGAGATACAATCAAATCATTCTGGTCGATGTTCCCGATGGCAAAATTATATGTTCCTGCATCCTTAACATAAACGTTGATTGTGTCAATGAAGCCACGGCTCTTGTCCCATTTTTTGGTAGGACTCATATACCCGAGGTTGTTAATCGTCGTTACTTGAGTCGTATCAATGCCAGTGATGTCTGAACCAAACTGCACTTTTGATGTGTCTGGCATGACGAATGGCACTTTTGAAGCGATGGCACTAGAGCCAAAATCAAGGTTTTCAAGATAATGAGCTTGAGCGTTTCCGCCTTGGATGACCTTTGTAGGTTCGTCCGAGGTCAAGCGACTAATAAGGATATAGCCGTTAGCATCGGGAGTGAAATCTTGATTGACTAACACGTCTGTAGTAGAGAATGTTTTAAGCTTCTTGCCAGAAATATCAAAGTAATGAGTGAACACACCACGGACATTTTTCAGACCGTAAGTCACGCCAGCTTGCATGTAGAGTTTAGGATAGATTCCCCAAGTACGAGCGTCGTATGTCCCGTTTCCACTACCAGACCATGCCTTCCCGACCTTGAAGGTACGTTCATCAATCAGCTGTTTAACGATGTTAACGAAGCTTAACTCTTCCGGCTTAACATCTAGTGTTAATTTAGGGATTTTAAGAGAGATATAGCCGTCTGGCAAGTTTGAAAAGTCAACGTTAGCTTTTTTCAAATCCTCAAGGGAGGCATTAAATACCCTTGCGGTTTCGTCTGGTTTAGAAGATACATAGAGCATACAATCTTCTGGCGGGACGTACTCCGTGGTGACTAAGTCATCGGTTTCAGAGAACTTTTTAACAAGTCGTCCGCCATCGCTAGAAATCGCAAACGTGAAGATTCCACGAACATTTGATAGATAGTATTTAAACCCTTTTTTAATTGGGATTGGCATGAATCGAAGCCATCCATTAGAAGACCAAGTCCCGATGGCCGTGTTGTTCCAAAGATATACTGAGCCTTCAATCTTATCTCTTAGAAGTTGCTCGATTGATTCCGTGAAGTCGATATTATCGGCCGTAACTTCATCAACATTGAGACCCCTAGACTGATAGACACCGCCCTCTTTCCAGTGCCTATCCCCTTCGTTGAAGTAGTACCATTTCCCTGTATTACTTGCTACTACGATACCATTGGCACCGTTTGGATAAGTACGTTGAATCTCTTCCAACGAACTTAAAACAGCCTTAGGAGCGTTTGACGAAATGGCATTGAGTTTTGACTCAACCCATTTTGTACTAGCTTTCCCATCAAGATTCTTAGACATGTTGTCGAGTCGGTCTGGCAGCGTGTTAAAAGTTTCTCTGGATTTCACGACCTCCATGTCGGTATTTCCGCTCTTGGCAGCGTCATCGTAGGTGATTTCCATACCTCGAGCGATGGCTTCGCGGACATCGGCTCCTTTGGTTTTCTTACGGATAGCGTCCACAAGGACACTGATTTTATTAGTTTTTTCAAGAGGGGTCACATCATCATATAGGTTCAAGCGTCCCTCTGCTTCACTTTGTGGCATTAAGCACCTCCTAATTCATTTCGTAATCGTGCAATTTCAGCTTCTAGCTCGCTGATACGTTGAGCGCGCTCTTGCTGACTCGTGTTAAACGCTGAGAGTTTAGCGTCGTAATCAGCCTTAGCGACATTGTAGTCTGCAAGAGCTTGATTATATGCTGCTTTTTCAGCTTCTGTGGCGTTAGCACCGGGAGCCGTCGGAGCTTTTGGTTCAACTGGTTTAGACTGACTAGCAGACCTAAGAGCAGTTAATTGAGCATTCAATTGTTCAAGTTTCTTCTGCTTAGTAGCTATTGACTGGTCTAGCTTGAGCTTTTCAATCGAGTTATCAGCTTCTTGCGTCTGCAATTGATAAGCTGATAGTGATTGAGATTGTGAACCGATAGTTAAATCAACTGACTGCGGATTCAGTATGTCAATCTTCTTCTCTAGAATTTGCAAAGTTTCAATCCCAGAGAGTGGTGCATTGATAATCTTGTGCTTGTTACCGATTCTAAACTTACTGTATCGACTATCAATCAAATAGCGTTCAACCGCTGAAATCGTCCATTTAGCTAATGCAATCTTCTGGTTTCTCAAATACTGCTTACCACGGGCCAAGAGAATACTAGGATTGTCAATTTCTGTCCAGATTACTGACTTCCGAATGAAACCAAACTCTTTTATCAGCTCTTCGTCAGCCAGATACATCTTCCCGTCATTCACGCTTCGGATGTCGAGCTGAGCCCGTGTCACGTCTGGGCTCTGGTCTTCGTCCTGCCCTTGGTTTTGGCTCTGTAGGTCCGCTCCAATCGGTACAATGATTGTAGCGAGACCGTCAAAATCAACTTCTCGACTAGCAGATTTGATGTTTTGGCCTAGTTTAATTGGGCTTTCCTTGGTAACTCCAATCTCTTTAGTCCAGTCAACATACAATCTCGTATTAAACTCTCTTAGCGTGAGATATCCGCCGATATTATTAATAATCCGCTCTCTCACAGTGTCCCAGCTTGAATCATATCCAATATAGCGGAAAGGGCGGTCTGACCTACTCTGTACTGTGATATTCCGAGGAGTTATTCGCTTGTATTCCTCAATCTGAACATTTGCAGATTCAAAGATTATCTTAAAATAGTCTCCAGACCCTCTGTTTGGTAATTTCTGAAACCACTGAGCGGAATCGTGAAGATATGACAGGAAGTCCTCACATACGACCTTTTGAACGAATCCGTTCGTTGACATCTCATTAGTCATCGTCAAAACTCGGCCAACGAACTCAATCTCATTGTCCCTCAGATTGACGACTTCGATAATCGACTTAAACTGAACCATTTTTTGGTACATCGTATGGTCTAGTGGAATTGCAAATTCTAGTTCATGAATACTGTTGACGGCTTGCTTGATTTCACCGTGGACAATCTTATTACCTCTCGGACTGTATGGGTCGTGAATGACTCTACGGCTTGCAGTGGTTCGATTGAGCTTATCCCATCGCCTATCTAAAAAACTAGGCCACCAATAAATGGCATATCCCGCTTTTTTCGCTAAGCCGACAGGGCGCTCTGGAACATTTATCTTTTTACCGTCAAGGTATTCCTTCTGGCCGCTTGAAGTAACTACGTAGAAGTGAGATTGATATGTACCACTGTCGCTGTTGTGGTCAACTGTATTAATGGTACAGTACCAATCATCGCCCCATTTTAGAGCATCATACCAGACAAGGTCATCTTGTCCGGATTCTTCCGACCACGTTGGAACTTGCAATCCAGAGATGCCATTACTAGACCTTAGACCTTTGACGCGGATAGCGTAACCTGTACTGCTGACGTTGAAAATTTCAATGCTATCACAAGATACTGTCATGCCATCACCTCATTTGAGTAGTGCATTGCTACTGTGCCGTTTCCTTGTGCTTCGAAATAGTTGATACCAATGTCTAATGTGAGAGCAAAATCTTTGTTCTCACCTTTCTTGAGGTAGTAGATGGTGCCGTTTGCATCTTTAAGAGTGATATCTTCACTACAGATAATCACTGGACTGATTGATGTATCTCCGCCGTTGACGAAGTAAACGGGTGTTTTCTTCTTCTCATAGCCTAAATACCACTTAGTCCATGTCGAATTATCATTCTCAAAATCAAACGTATCCCACACATCATCGAAGTATTCGTCTTCGTGGAATGCGAACGGATAGCATTTGAACACGATTGTAGCGACCAGATTCTTCTTAATCGGGTCGTCTGCTACTTTGATGTGCTTAATCTTGCCCATCCAATAATAGCGCCTATCATGCGTATCTCTCAACTTGCGTTGTGTTTTAGTAACCATGCTAGACTTAATCTGTCTTTCAGCAATCTTGCGATTCTCGTATGTCGTAAATGGCAGTTTAAACTCGTATGTAATTTCTCTCGATTCGAATACACGCTCTCCCAACGCAGAGGAGAAGTCAAGCTCCCCTTGCATATAAGGGATAGACTCGACAATCTCTTTTTCGTCTGGCGTTGGTGCTTCTCGTTTTTGAAGGTACCAACCAGCGTCACGACTGTTAAAATCGCCGAACACTATATATTCTTTAATTTTAGTAATCATAATCTGTGTCGTCCTTTCAAAGTTTTAATCGTATCAATAGCACTATTGAAGTTATTAACAGTGCCACCGACCAAGGCACCAGTATCTAATACCATGTTTTGGCCTTGTGCAATCTGTTCCTTGACGTCTACGAGAGCGTCAATCACATCATTAAGCAAACCAGCTGAATGAGCAGCGTAGGCTTCTTGACGTGCTGAAATCGTAGCGTCTGGCGTTTTATCACGCAAGACTTCCATCTTGAGCTGACTGGCCATGTTTGAAGTAGCACCGGTCAACATTGCGGTAGCTCTAGCGTTAAATGATTCAACTTGACTTGCAATTGAACCAAGGCTTTCAGCTACGACTGGAGCTGAGTTATCGATACCTTCAGCAATACCGAGACCAATATACCAACCGACTTCATCACGGAAAAGGTGTGAAGGTGAGTGGATTTTGGCTTTAGCTTGAGCTGCACGCTCTGCTTGTGCTACAAGGGCATTAGCTGCGGCCGTAACTGCTCCTAATGCAGAATTAAGACCAGCAGCAAGACCTTGCCCCATGTAAGCACCAGCTGAGAAAAAGGCACCATAGCCAGCCCTAGCTGCGGCTGCCGCTTGGTTGACGGCTGCTTGAGTTACTGCTACTAATTGTTGACCGCTTGACTGCATGGCCGAAACCATTTGAGCGCCACCAACTCTAACTGCTGCAACAACTTGATTCATGCCGTTTCTGACCGCTGACACGATTTGATTCATGAAAGCTTGTGCACTAGCGACCATTTGCATACCGCTTGCTCGAAGTGCTGCAGTCATTTGCATAGCGCCAACGGTAACCGCTTGAGTTGCTGACATCATGCCCATAGATACTGCCATGCCAAGCTGAGTCATGGTTGCTGATAACATCATCGCTGAAGCTGCAACGCTGGCAAATACAGCTGACAATGCCATTACTTGACCGCTTACAACTGCAAGACCAGCACCGGCGGCTTGAACTGCTACCGTAACCATTGTTAGTTGAGTAGCTAACATGGTAGCCATCATGCCCATGGTCGAGAATCCGACTTGTGCGGTCATCAACTGAGCACCAAACATGGTCACTGCTGACCCGGCCATCATAAGCTGACTTGTCATTTGCATGATTCCTGTTGAAAACATCACGAATTGAGTGCCCATCATAGCCAAGCTAGTCCCTAGCATAGTTGAGCTAGTAGCCATCATCGTGAAGCTAGTTGTTACCATTGTTAGCTGTGTAGCTAACGTCGTCAAGCTAGTAGTCAATGCTGTCATGGCCGTACCGATTGAGGTCAAGCTAGTAGTCAAGCCCATCGCTACCGTGCTGAACATAGTCAATCCAGTAGCCGCTTGCATGAGTGAAGGGACAATCAACATAATCTGCGTTTGGAAGTTCGTAATTGGCCCTACAATCGCAGTTAATCCACTTACTGATTGCATGGCTTGGCTTGAGAATGTGCTGAATGAGTTCCCAGCAGTGCTTAACAGCGTTTGTAAGTTACTAAATGCTGCTTGAATGCTTGAAACAGTGCTTGCGAACTGACTCAATCCAGCTACCGCACCATTGGCAGAACTAGATACCTTAGCCATACCATTGCCAAGGTTAGCCATGCCAGTACCAGCAGTAGCAAGTCCTGCTGAGTTGTCACCGATTGACCCGACTCCTTTAGCTACCGCTGCAAGAGATGCAGCCATGTCTCCGAGGTTGGTATTAGTGATTTTTACAACACCGTTAGCCAATTGATTGAAACCAGAGCCGGCTTTTTGAGCAGCCGTACCGATTGAATTGAACACATTAGCCAATCCGTCAAGAACTGACTTGATAGCACTACCAGCGGAATTAATTACCTCTGAAATACCTTCAAACGCTGATTTGAGACCGTCTCCGATACCTTTGGCCGCAGTGCTGATTGATGTTCCAACAGATTGCACTACACTGGCAATGCCTTGCAATGCTGCGCCAATAGCTGAACCAGTAGCACTAATGATACTTGCTACACTACTCAACGCTGTAGAGATACCTTGACCGATACCCATTGCAGCCGTAGCGATTGCCATTCCTGCTGCTGACACAACCGATGCTATGCCACTAAATGCAGCACTAATCACACCACCAATGGCCGTAATGATAGGTACGATTTGAGTGATAGCTGTAACAATAGCTGAAATGATTTGACTAATTATAGGTGCTAACGTTTGGACGACTGTAACGATGGCAGAGATTACTTGACTAATGACTGGCGCCATTGTTTGAATGACTGTCACAATCCCTTGAATCAAGGCCATAATTACTGGTGCCGTTGCTTGAATAGCTTGGACAACCACTTGTAAAACCATTGCAATCTGTGGCCCGAATTGCCCGATTACTTGAGCAACTTGGACGATACAGTTTGCAATGACGGGAGCAATTGCCACGATAGCATTAGCAATGATTTGAGCTACTGCCGTAATTGTGTTACCAATAATTTGAACAATCGGAGTGATTGCAGTAGCGACTGAACTAATTGCAGTCCCTAGAGCGGTAGCCAAATTACTGAAAGCGTCAATGATGGTTGGCAACACACCTAGAATAGATGTTAGTGCCGCACCGAAGGCTGTCACGAATGGCGCTGCATTTCCTAGAGCAGTACCAGCAGCTTCAACGAGTGGTGCTAATTGTGCAAGGCCAGGCGCAGCTTCGCCAACTGCCTTGATGACGATACCGAATGCAGTCCCGAAGGCTTCAACGATAGAGCCTGCTGCCTTACCAATCGATTCAACAACAGTTCCGAACGCCGAACCTATAGAGCCAATGATTTGTGAAACACCGCTTGCATGGCTTGCTAGTAGTGAGAATGAAGCCACAATCAATGCAATACCAGCACCAATTCCGACTGCGGCAACAGCTACGGCAGCACCGAACGAAAGCAAGGTTGCTGGATTCAATCCTTTAAGGCCTTGCAAAACGTATTTCATCCCTTGCCCGAAACCTTTGTAAGTTTCAGCAATACCTTTGAATATGGCTGTCAAGATTCCCTTGATCGCATTACCAGACGACTTGATGACGTTTGATATGCCGCTAAACAGCTGAGTAATAGTTGACTTAGAACGTCTAGCACTGTTAGCAGCTTGTTCTGTTCCTTCTGCAGCGTCCTCTCCGAATTTCTTGAATGGGTTTAGACTCTTGATGAAGTCCAAACCTTTCAAAGCAACACCTACCGCTGAAATCCCAGCCTTTGCAGTCATGAAACCTGCTACCATCGCCAGAATACCGCTAGTAATGCCGTTTAAAATGCCGGGCGGAATTGCACTGATAAACCTAGATATTGCTGAAACGACTTGAGATATCCAGTTTACAAGCGTTCCAAGAGCTGAGCCAATGCCTGAAATGATTGACTGCATTTCTGAGCTACCCAGCACCTCACCAAGTGATGAACCGATAGTTTTAAGAGCGTTCCAAGTATCTTGCACTGCCGCTTTGAACGATTGAAACGCCCCTGTATCAGCAAATGAGCTGATAAAGCTCCTTACTGATGTTGTGGCAACGTTTAGAGCTTGTGAAATACCGTTAGCAATGTCACCAAAGACTGAGCCAATGCCCTGCATGAGCTTGCTACCATCAATCTTGCTGAATAGTTGCTTGATTGAGCTTGAAATGTAAGTGAAGGTCGCACCTAGATTTTTCAAGGCTCCCGTATTCGAGAAACCTTTCCAAAGCGATTGCAACCCACTGCCAATCTTGTCGGCGATGGCGTTGAAATCCATCCTTTCAATAGCGTCAGTTAGCCCAACGACTGCCTTGATACCAATTTGATTGAGTTTCTCAAATTGTGGCATCAATTTAATACCGACAGACTCTTTCATACTATCGATAGCTTGGTCAACGGTCTTGAACTCTGTCGCCATCTTACTGAATACTGGGTTGTTACCAGCTCTAGTTATGGCATCGAAGAAGTCCTCGGTCTTAATCTTACCGTCCTGGACAGCTCTGACCATTTCATCGGTACTCATGCCCATTTCTTTCGCAACTGCGGCAATACCGGCAGGCGTTTGTTCCATCATGAGCTTAAAGTCCTGCCATTGAACCTTAGGTTTGGCAGCCATTTGGGTCGCTTGTTGACTCAAGGTCTTCATGGCCTGTTGAGGGTCTAAAGCTGCCGCTGCAAGTCCCCCGAAGCCTTTAACGAGTTCCGTTGTATTCTTGGTCCCTACCGCTGCTAACTGAGAGTAGGTAGCTGCCATATCGGACGCTGAATAGATGGTCTTGGCGGCAAAGTCCTGCAACTCACCTTTGACCTGTCTAATTTGGTCAGTAGGCATCCCAATCTGTTCCATGTTCCCATCGAACATCTTCCATGCTTTGGTTGCACTATTGAGCTCACCTACCATGGATTTGATACCACCACCAAGAGCACTAATACCGCCCATAATGGCACCACCGATTAAATTGGCACCGAGAACAGACTTAAACACTGACCCAACCTTGCCGGCTGAACCTTTCAAGCCCTCTAACGCCCCTTTGATACGTTTAGCCCCACTCTCAGCGTCTTTCCCATCGAATAACGCCTTAATGGTGACCGTACCATCCGCCATAGATTATTCCTCCTTTCTAGAATTCTTCTTCGTATTCTTCCTCCTCTATCTCGTCGTAAGGTAGAGCATAATCTTTCTGAAGCTTACGCATTTCTTCCTTGTATTCCGTAGAATCGCCCTTTTGTGACTTCCATTTACGGATTTTGATAACTTCCATCAGCTTCGTGCCCTCTGGCAATCCAGACAGTAGGGCGTTGAACTTGCGCCAGTGAAGCTTTCCTTGCACGTCAAACAAGTCCATGTTGTAAGCTTGCACGAATGATGAATAGATATAGTCACCGTCATATCGAATGTCATAAGGCACCCTCTGCTTCGTATCATCGCTTGCAGTGGTCTTCATAGGATTTCCGGCCAAGTCATACTCGACATGATTATCCTCGACGTCTGACAAGCTTATGTGCTCCTCAAACACCGATTTAAAGACCTTTGACATTTCCTCAATCGAGAAGCCTTCAAACGCTTCGTTAAAAGACTTAGCTTTTTCCTCTCTGGTATCACCTTCAAGGCTCGGACTGATTAACATTCGAATAGCGAAATGAGGTTTGACGTACTCAGGTATGTCTTCATCTCTCAGCATTTCGAACATCTTGAGGACGTTGTCAAAAGATAGATTTAGAAGATACTCTTTATCATCGATAACTAACTTATCGTCTAGTTTTCGTGATATATCTAGCATAGTTGCTACTCAGCTAGATATTTTTCAAGGGCTTCTTTAGAGCTTTGATTTTCAAATTCTTCAGTAATGCCCTTAATAGCTTCGATAAGATAGACCATGGCATTGATAGTAGATTCGCCAGCAAATTGGTACACCTTGTCAAAGGCTTCTTTGTCGTCAAAAGTCTTGTTAAAACCGTCTTCAACCAGTCCCTTGAGTGTTTCAAGCGCCTTGTCATCGTCTGAATCCTTGAATTGTTGCGCTTTGGCTTCTAAATCTTCACCGACAGCCTTCATTCGTTGAATATTACTATCAGATACAGGAAATTCAAGCTTGAACTCACCGAAATCCACAGGGATGACATTGCTACGTTTTTTGATTACTACCATGGTTTAATTCTCCTTATACTAAAAAAGAGGGGAAGGGCTAAACCCCACCCCCTCAAATTGTCTTATCTGCTATTTATGATCTAATTTCCGATTATCCACCAACTGTTGGTGAAGTTACTGCTGAGCTAGGGCCAGCTGCCGCTGGTGTTCCAGTAGCTCCTGAAGCTGATTCAGTTGCACGTCCAGACGTAGCTGGTGCTGAAGTGATGTCGTGTTTCTCTGGTGTACGTGACCAGTTAACTTGGAACTTGATTGATTCAAGTTCAGACGCTTCACCGTCCCCAATTTCGATTTCTGACAAACGAGCAAGGCCTTCCTTGTAATATTTGCCAGTAGGGACTACTTCCTTGTACCAGACCACTAAGTCGTCTGCCACTGCGTCTTCTTTGTCTGCCACAAAGTTTTGAGCTTTGTCAGAGTAATCACGGTGTCCTTCGAACGAGCGTCCACGAGAGATTGAAGAAATAATCTTCTCTTTAGTACCATCACCGTCGAAGTAAGCGATATCATCGTCTTCAGCGTCGTTTTCTGGTGCTGATTCCTTGATACCTTTGGCAATCCACATATATTTATCCTCTGTTGGGACTGTATCTGGATTTTCTGGGTCGTAAGCTGCAATGTAGTGCTTACGAATCGCATTTTTAAATTTAGCCATTAATTAAGGCTCCTTTCTACTTCAATAGTTGCTTGCAAATCTAGCAAGTAAATATAAAAGCCCTGCTCGTCGGCATCGTTTAAGCTCGGTGTCTCGACGGTCAAAGCTAGAAATGTGTATGAATTATTTGAACTTGGTAACTCGAATCCGATTCTGGAAAGCTCGGTGTTTATCTTCCAGAGAATGGCGTTTAGTTTTTGCTGGTCTTTTAATTTAATGGCTACTTCAAAGGGTAGCGATAGAATCTGAGTACCGGCCATGTCTTCGTCTTCCACTTTTCCACCCGGCAAGGGATAGACCGAAAGACTCTCGTCTTCTGAAAGATAATCAAGCTTGCATTTCAACGGTAGTCCAAGCGTATTGATGAAGTTTGCGAGAACTTCTGAAAAGTCGTTGTCATTCATTAGTTAACCCCCATGGCTCGGAGTGCGACTTTGCCCCACTCTTTAGAATATTTAGCAGACGCCTTTTTATCCCAGCGTTTGCCAGTTCCCGGCGTGGTGTACTTTTTAAACGTCCACCGCTTGGTCTCGTTGTAGCTAGAACCATAGAACTGGGCTCTAGCGTAATCACCCGGATATCTAATCCCATCGCTGATAGGCGTACCGCTAGTGCTCAAAGTTCCATCTTTACGAGGGATGAACTGTTCCATGTCGTCTATCATTTGGCTGATCATGGCAACTTTTCCACGTCTGACCGCTTCAGGACTGCATTTCTTTTCAAGACCGTGAAGGTCAACTTTAACTGACACAGTAGCGCCCATCAGATCACCTCGATTTCATAACAAAACACTTTGTCTTGCCTTGGATAGTAAACTGGAATGACGGAACGAATTTTATAATCTCGTTTGCCGTCATTAATCAAGCCGTTTTCAAAGCTCTCATCAAGCACCACCGGGCAATGTTTCGGATAGACGAATAAAACACTGGGTTTTGATTCGCTACGGTTGTTAGTCGACCCGCTAACGTTAAATGTCCTATCAAATCTAACAGGTTTTAGGGTTGTGGGCTCATCATATGTTACTTTTCCCCAAACGTCCGTTTCTCCCGTTAGTTTTTTGATTGTGACAGTGTCAACTAGCATTCGTTTATCAATAACGGTCATAACATACCCCCCTATAGCCATATCCTGCCCCTTTAAGAGCGTTCAAAGCGTCAAGAGATAGATTATACCGACTGCCCTCAGTGGAAGCTTTAGACGTGCTCTTGTAGCTGATTGAGGTCCGCCCAAGAGACACACTAGAGACTGATTGTTTTTCATCAGCAGTCATGATGCCGCTAGAATCCAAATAAGCAATCTGAAAAGCCGTCGCTAATTTGACGGCCTTCTTTCGATATTCCAGTTCTTTTTCAAAATCAACAAAGTCATAGAGGTTTCTAATAAACATATTGATAGCCAATTCTGCTCTAGCTCGTAGCTTTTCAAAGTTTTCGACCTCATCAAAACCAAGTTCTTTAAACTCGTTTTCAGTTAGATAAGCGATTTTAACCACCTCCATTAAAAAAGGCGGTGTATTATCCGCCTTCTAGTCTATTCCTCGATTTCGTAACCGAGATTAAGAAATGCTGAAACAGCAACGTCATTGGTAGCTGTAAAGCTAACGCCATCTTTCGTCAAGACAACGCCGTTTACTGTTGTTTCTTCTTTCTCCTTAGCTGCCATAGTTACCCCCTATTAAGCAGATTTGTGGACGTAGATAGCTTTCTTCTTGTTTTCCAAAACGAAAGCATCGTAACGGATACGTCCTTCAACAAGTTTCCCGTTAATTCCTGGTGGGTTGTCGTGAATCTTGTAGTCTTCAAGCTTAACTGGTGATGTAGTAGCTACTGGGTGAGCAATGATAAATTCAACACCTTGAGGAAGGCGGCCCGGTGTAAGAACTACTGGCAGGCCGTCAATCATACCAACTTGACCATTGATTGTGATTTGTTGTCCAAGATCAGACTGTTTAACAAATGCAGGGTCAAGCTTGATAAGTTTGTAGAACTTAGAAGAAACGTGAAGCACGCGCCCAGCAGTTGGAACAAATGCTTCTGTAAGTTTGATTTGACCGTCAAGCACTGCTTCATAAGCGTTGGCTTTAGTGACTGCTGCTGTAACGATGTTATCTGTATCAGCCCCGCCTGCAATAGTTGCGAAACGATAAGTGTCGATTTCTGGGATAACAACTTCTGACAATTGACGAGCAAGAGCTTTACCAGCTTCCATGACACCGTTTGTGTCTTGTTCTGATTTCTTGTCGATTGTGAAAGTGAAAGAGCGGTCTTTCTTCAATACCATTGTTTGAACAGTATTACCGAGCTCGTCCGCTGTACCATAACGATTGACACCGCTAGTTGTGTAATCGTTCATTTGAGATGTTGGAACAGAATACACTTTAACTGTGTCAACGCCAGTAAAGTCGAAATCTTGGTTAATGATACCAGTTGAAAGAGCTTCTTTTGTAAAGCGTTCATCAACTTTGTTGTCAAATTTCTGTGCGTAGTTAACAACCATGTTTTAAATACCTCTTTTCTTTTTATACGCTGTCAAAACCTTCAAATAGGGCTTTATCTTCTGCGCTAATATCCTGCCCTGCGTCCGCTGCTGGATTGCCTAGAACAGTGATATTAGGGTTAGACTGCTTGTCCTCAGCTTGGAAAAGGTAAGGGCTTGACTCTTTGAGTGAGTTGATCGTGTCCTCTAGTTGAGGTTTTCCATCTTCTCCCAGACTAATCTTATCTAGGTCAATGAATTTCATCAAATCCTCTGAGTTGTGAGCCCCTACATCTTTCAAAGCAAGGGCTACAGCGTTAGTTTTAGTGATCTGAGCAAGATTTGCCTCACTATCCAGCTTGTACTGGTCAAATTGGGCTTTTAGTTCTTCAAGTTGTTGTTTGCTTTCAGCACTTGCCCCCTCTTTGGCCTGCAAGTCGCTAAGTGCTTGGCTTTGTTGCTCAAGTTGTTGTTTAAGACTGTCGTTTTCAGCTTGTAATTCAGATTTAGCTTGTGCTTTAGCATTCTCAATCCCAGAACCGTACGCATTCATTAAGGAATCAATCACTGCCTTGTCTTCGATACCAGCTTCAACCAACATGTCACGTTTTAAACTCATGCTTAAAACTCCTTTGTTTTACGCCACGATGGGCAGAATTAGACAGTTTTACGCCATGCTCCAGGGCAAAATAAAAACCGAATGGAAATCCATACGGTTTATAGTGGTTTATAGCAATTTATTGCATGAAAAAAGCGCCTAGATTGTTCTAAGCGCTAATAGTATTGTACTTCTGTCTTAGACATTATTTGCGACAATTTTTGGCCGTCAATATCTAAGTTTACTAAGTCATCAAGAGAGGACACTACATATGTTTGAGCTCCTATGGAGACCTGGATGTCCGTTGTAGAGTTGGGTAAGATAGCACAATCTTGTCCTTTGTAGACAAAAGAGGCGTCCCAACCGTTATCATATAACGCTTGTAAATCATCTAATATCGCCATAATATATCTAGGTTCCCCTCTCTTTCATTGTTTGTTAATTCTCTAGTTGTTCTACTGATAAACTTACCGTCATCATCAAACACAAAGTCGTGAACATGTTCACCTTTTTTCCCGTAAGGATGTTTATCTGGTTGCTTATGATTAGTGAAATGTATATCTTTTACTTTGTAGCCCCTATCATCGTAATAGGTTCTGCCAAGTACATCTCCATTCGTTGCGTTATGTTGGACTACACTATTTGGCTCTCCAGCCTTTCCTGGAGGTGTATGTCCTACTGTAACCCCTGATACACTTACTATTTTACCACTTTTCACAGCTTTATCAAGTTCTGCACGCTTAGTAGCAAGCTCTCTAGCTTTCTTTTGTTCTTCTCTAAGCTTAACCTCTTTCTTAGCTTTGCTAAATGGGTCAGCATAATATTTCTCTCTAGCGTAATCACGATGTAGAAACGGATGTTGTTTGAGATAGTCTCTCATAGCTCCCTGTTGGATCCTGACCTTGCTCTTATACTTGTCTATCAGATCCTGGTCACCTAGTTTCTCTGCTACATGCAAAAGCTCCTTAGATTGTCTAATAGAACGCTCAATAGCCCTCTGCTTAGATTGGGCATTGGCGTTCTCAATAGCTTCCTCTGGCGTGAGATTTGCTAGATGTTCGGGAAGGTCTGGTTTATAATTGGCTCCCGGGATGAATGGCGTCATGGTATGGCCACAGTTAATGCCTTGGCACCCTCCGGGCTTACCATAACCGTAATCGTCAAGGGAAAAGATTTTCTCGCCTTCTTCCACTCTAGTTTGACCAGTTGTAACTATCTGGTGCTGTAACGGTGCGCACATTTCCCGAGCTGCAGGCTTCATCGAATAATAGAATGTATCGATTCCTAACTCATCAGCCGGTGCTTTCCTCGCTTCACGATAGACACGCCACGATGTGGTTTTAATGATTGTCCTAGCGTAAGTGTCAGCTCTCCAACGCTTACCACCCTTGTCAGTAAAACCATAGAAACCCCTCTCAGCCCATTTCATAACTGTTGTTGAAATAGCCTTGTCTGGATTCATCAACCCAGTGACTACCTTTGCGACGGCCTCCTCAACAATATCTTGATAGACCTTTCTGACGCTCTTAGGTAGCGTGGTATTGATAAGATTATCGATATCCCCTGTCGTCTGATTAACATAGTTAGCTAGTCTTGTCTGAATAAGGTTGTTCGCGATGAAGTTGCCGTTACCACCCAAAGCCTCTAGCAATTGGCTCTTGGTGTCTTTATATACCTTATATCCTTCGTTCTCAATAACATACCTTAGTTGTTCTTCAGCAACACCAGAATACTCTGCGATAAGCTTAATATTAGCATTGTTGAGCAGTCCCATCTCACTCATTTTCTCAAGTTGCCAAATATAAGGATTGTCTTCAAGGCTAGCACTGCCACGTTCTCTGATTCGGTCGACAACTTGGTCAAACAAGTCTATTGTCATTTGGTGGTAGATGTCAGCGACACGGCTAGCGTCTAGCATTAGCTGCTGATCATTTAGCTTGATAGGTTTCTTCTTGTCCTTCACGGGCAGCCTCCACCATTTCTTTTGCTATTTCGCTATACTTTAGGCAGGGGCTTTTAAGCCCCATAGATTCCCTTATTTTTGCGCGAAGATTCTTTGAAACTTTTTTAGCATTTTCATTCTCCGTATACCTCAACATCCTCTCGGCTACGCTCTGCGTTAGCTTCTTCAATCGTGTTCCCATTGATTTCCGCTTTGATTGCCTTGGCTTCCTCTGGTGTTACGTTAAGGACCTTCTCAATAGCCATTGTGTCAGTGCCAAAGCCTGCATTGACTACCTTAATCCAGTAATCAAGCTCTGCGTTTCGGTCAGTGAAGACACCATCGTCAAGGTTAACGCTGATAGCTTCCATCTCTGGGATAGAACCGCTATATAAACCGTAAGCCTTGGCAAGCTCTAGCATTGATATGATTAACTCTCTTAGTGATCGCTCGACTAGTGAGACAATGCTGTTGCGCATTTGATAGGTGTCCGAGTTCTCACTGACAATCTCTGTCGCTGTCTTCATGCTCTTGCCGTCAAACGTAAACATGCCGGCTGACACACCTAACTGCATTTCAAACAAGCTCAGTCCTTCATTGATAGCCTTGATATAGTCTTCTGCTCTGATAGGCGTTGTTAAGTCAGTAATCTTAACACCGCCGTCAATATCGTTGCTCTCGAATTGCTCATAGACGTTCTGACCTACTTCAAATTGATGTCGGACAATAACCTTGTCGCCTTCCTCAGTATAGATAGGTTTAATCAGTTGAGCAGGAACAGCGACACGACGCTGCCCCATTTTGACCTCCCACATAAACTGGTCATAGGTTTCATTTAGAAAATCAATCGTAGTCTTAGCGTTATCAAAGATAGATAGACCAAGAGGACTATTGATATCTTTGTTATTCATGCCGGGGGCTTTCAAGTAGGTGAATAATGGACGACTTAAACCGTGCAATTCTACGGTTTCTTCTAGGTCCTCATAAACCTCTGATAGCGGCACCCTTTGGCCTACGATATTTTGATTGTCTGACCGGTATAGCTCGTTTGAGACGGTATATTTGCCATCTTTAGCCCACTCATGCAGTTCGATAAGGGTGTAATAGATTACTTTCTTACCTTGGCTTTTCGTTGTCTTAGTAACAATAGCAGCGCTTGATACATCTTGCGTGTTCGATTGTAGCGGTAAAAAGACTGGTGCTTGCACAAATGACACTCTGACTTGCTCACCGTCGATATAAGGACGCATTGCAAGACCACCGAGGGCCAGACATGACTCTAAGTAGCGTTCAAAATTCTTTGTAAAGCGGTCATTGTTAAGTTGCTCTTGAATGAACTTGTCAGCCGTTGCATCATCAACCTTAATTTCAGCTTGTTCGTTGAAAACAAGGCTAGCAATCTTCTTTGAAGCGGTCCTTGCAATAGGCAAGTGATTGAACGCCCTCTTTTGAAGTGTGCCGTTGCTATCTGTGTACTTGATAAGCGGGTATTTGCCAGCAAAGTATTTCAAACTCTCCCTAATGCGGTCATATTCAGCGCTTGATACCGCTATTTTAGGGTGGTCTGTGATGTCAGTTAGACTTTCGGTTGTCATAACGTATTTACTCCTTGTGAATAAGTCTTTAATGGTCTGGACTATTCCCATTATTAGCTCCTTTAAGCCTTCAAATCTAACGCCCTAGCGTTGTCTAAAACGAAATATTTAAACTCATCAACGGTGTGGTCATCTTCCTTGATAACTTTAGGGTCGTCTGTGTGTATCGTCTTTTCGTCATAGCGGTACATCTTGTGTTCTTCGTAAAATATCTTGTTACTTGGAATATCCAGATAATAGAAACGCCCCTCTGCCAATAGACTGATAACCATATCAACCATGGTCTGATTTTTCTTCTTAGCGACTGGGTGCCAGCGTTCCCTATAGTCTTTGAAATACTGATTACGAAGTGCACCCTCTGCACTATCGATAGTCATTTTAAGTTTAGGCACTCGATACTGCTTCATAATCTTTTCGATAAAATCATGGATCATAACAGTCAACTCGCTAGGCGCCTTCTTAATCACTTGACCAGCGGGACTGTAATAGAATGTATCTAACAGAATCACATTGCCCTTTGCAGTCAACCCATAAGCGCCGCACGCTGTAGCTGATTGCTGGTGCCCCGTATCCATTGCAAATGATATCCCAATAAGTCTATCGTCCGTTGGTAAGCTATCGATAGCATGGAATGTACTCATGTTATACACTTGATTACCAAGCCCAACCGCTTCACCAAGATATAGATAGCGGTAGTAGTCGTAATCGTTCTGTTTGATACGTTCGATATCCTCCAGCATTTGTTCAGTAACGAAACCTAACTCATCATCAAGATAGGTGCTTGAGTGTGCCAGATAGTTGTCGTTAGTCTTAACCTCTTCAAACCACTCGTTTATCCAGCTGTATGGATTTCTAGGTGGGTTATACGACCAAAAGAACTGCACAAACGGAGCCTTATCGTGCTTCTGACGCATGAAAGTGACATTTGATTGGTCGAAGTCCTCAGCGTCGTTAAACTCAGCTGCTTCCTCATACCAGACAGCGATAATGTTCCCGATGTCATTTGATTTCAGTTTCTGGAAATCGTCTTGACCGTAAAAGTAGAAAGTAGAACCAGTTCGCTTGTGAACAATCTTAAATGGGCTTACAGTGGCTCTAAACTGGTTATCCAGACCAAACAGACTAATGGCCCATTGAACCTTATTAAACACGCTGTCACGGATTGTATTAGCTACTTTCCGAATAACTACCACGTTTGCCTTATCGCCCTTCATGATGTACTTAATCATCATATAGACGAGTTTAAGCACGATTACCGATGATTTGAAAGAGTTACGACCACCCTTTAAGACGTTGTAAGGCTTGTTAGACTGCAAAACCGATTTGAAATGCGGGTTAACATTCTTCTGAATATCAATCGTTGTCATTTGGGATATCCTCCCATGTGTTGACAATGTTGAGGTTCATTGTCCCTTCAACACCGCTATCAAGCTGTTCTCTTAGCTTTCTCAGCTCAAGCTCCAGCTTCTCAGATTGTTTCGCAGTCAGATAGCGTTTCATCAGTTCGCTACCAGCCTTAATAACTTCGGAAATGGACGGAGGTTTCTTTGTCTTAACAAATTGACCAGTCATAGAATTAAGCTCAACGACTTCCTCTGTCAGTTCTTGACGAAGGATTGAGGTAAAGACTTGCATAACTTCGTCTTGTTTTGCAATCTTTTTCTTTTCAAGATCTTTCAGTCGTTCTTCAATATAAGTTTTGATTCCGACATTTTCCAACAAATCATGACTTCTTGCTTTAGCGTATTTTTCGGAATAACCAGCTTTAAGAGCTGCATTATAAGCTATACCAGATATCAAATATTCATCCGCAAATAGTTTCTGTCGTTGATTTAGCCCAATATATCCACCTCCTCCGTGCTAGATTTTGCGCATAAAAAAGACAACCCACAAAATGAGCTGTCTAGCTATAATTATCAATACTAATATTATATCGCTAATAAAAGTTCAAATTCTAACATTTATCAAGTATTTTCTTCGCAATAATCTCCTGAGAATACCAGACATTCACCGTTCCTGTAGTTCTCAGCAAACTCTAAAATGGCTAGTTCCCTCATTCGATAATATTCGCTTTCAGAATATCCAAGGTCCATATAGACTTCAATGTTGTACTGCTTTCTGTTTCTGCAATAACACTCTATCAATATCTGACTGTAATGCCTATCTGATAATGCGTTGATAGCTCTGACGATAGCTTGTAAGTCTTGTTCAGCGGCAACCTTGCGCGTTACCATGCTTTCGGTCTGACTATGGACCATGCCATCGAATGATTTGGGTTCTAGCGAGAATGAAGTTGTCACCTTAGGGGCGTATTCCAAGCCCGCTATTCGTGTTAGCATACGATACCTTTTTAGTACCTTTATAGCTTTGTTTTTGGTTGCGGTTTTATTTACTTCCGCAAATAGATTGATACTTGCCATGGCACCCCTCTTGTATGATATAATAGTGATATCGTGTTTCAAAGAGTGCCGGCCATTGTGTCGGTCTTTTTTTAGTCCAAGAAACGTTAAGAGGTTTTATATGAAATACTAGTTTCGTTTCTCAGACTTTTTAAATGTGTGGATAGATATACATTATTGGAGATTTCTCTCCTTTTTAAGAATATAAAATTTGAATTAGTGGAGATATATCCAGACCACAGTTTACGTTTCCTTTATCGCCTCCGATATATTAGATTTGCAACACTACCAGTTTAAGTGTCACATTGATTTGAATGAATAAAAAATAAAGGCTCCTCTTTTCTAATTTTGATTAACTGGATTTTTTCAGCTTCAACCACCAGCTAAGGTATCCGCTGAGTAATGCAATTATGAGATAGAGGACACACCTCCAATCTCAAAAATAGCTGGGTTTAGTGCACAGGTCTATCAGCTATGCGAGTGTCCAAAAGCGTAATCACTTAGATATTTTGATAGACAATAGCCAGAGACGGATTCGAACCGTCTGAAGCCATACTGGCTACACACCGAGCATATAAGCTCGATATAGATAATGTTTAACAGTTGGCTTGTTGCGTCCCAGGCCTTCTTTACTGCGGTATCTTCTTGCGATTCTGTCGATATCCTCGTCCAATTCCGCCGCCCAATCGTAATTATTGAATACGTATTTAGCAATTTCGCCAAATAATTCATCCGAGATTAAACCTTCTATCTGAATTAACTTGCGAGGTGTCAACCTGTTAATCTCTCGATAGAGCTTGCTTAGATTGTCAGCATGTTTTCTAGCTTCTTCTCTTGTACAGCCTATCAGGCTCATGATGTGAGTTGTAACCCTCTTGCCATATAATTCTCGCATGGCTTCAACTTCATCGCAGAAACGCTTGAATAAGTCGTCCGGTAAACCAGCGTTGTCAAATGATACATGCTTTTGATAAGCCTTCTTCCCTCGATAATTCTCAGCCAAATAGGCGTGTAAGCCGTTGTATAATTCGTCCGAGATAAGACCTTTTAGGTCATCTAGCGTGTTTGGAGATAACCTAGAGCGTTCATGAATGACATTGCAGAATTTCTGTGAGTATTTCCTTGCTCCACGAACATCGCAGTTTCTAACGGCTCGGATTCGTCCGTTAAATTCTCGCTTGTATTTCACTCTAAGCGCATTATATTCGTTGACTAGCCGTCGATATAGCTCCTCGGTCAGTCCAGCGTTTGGGTATTTTCTAGTCATTACTTCACCTCTAACATCTCTGGATTTTCGTAGATGTTGCCAATAACCTCAATGTAATACTCTTGACTGATGTCAAATAGTCCGTTATGTACTTGCCCATCTATGTACCACATGAAAATCTCGTCCAAACCGCAAATAGTTCCAATTCCACCATCCGGAAAATTAGTTCTTTCGTCACCATCAGTCACCTTGACGATATCCCCTTCAAAGATTTCTTTGCCATTCTTGCCGGTTAGTCCTGTTGATTGCATGAGAACGTAATTTTTTAAGTCCTCTTTTACAACATTTCCATTTTTGTAGGTTGCTTTGATAATTTGTCCATCGAAAACCAGTGCATCAACTTGCACCATCTCCTTAAACTCTTTATCCCACGCTCTGAATCTTGGTATCATTGCCATCACCCTCTCAACGTTTTTTGTCCTATGCAATAACCATCAAACCAAATTTCTGGCAACTCACCATAACCAAATCTGTAATTCATGCTTTTGTTGAGCGTCAGAAACATCCTTGATGTTCCTCTTCTGTCTTTGAATGTAGATATTGATATATTTCGTTCAAAACTGCCATGTTTCAAGCTTTTATCATAAAGCTTACTAAATGCTTTGACATACTGTTTCTTTCGCTGCCGCCTGTTCATTGCCCTCTCCCTCTTAAATAGCTGGGAATATCATCCCCAACATTTACGCTATCGTACTGCTCCTTGCTGACAAGGAATTTCCCGTAAGCACCGCAATCAAGCGTATAGAGTTTTCCGACCATAGATTTTCCAGTTACCTTGCCGTGTAATTCCACTGCATTATCTGCCTTATGGATAACCACTGTCTCGATAGGTCTATTAACCACTCTTAGGACCGTAGTCACGTTAATCGCCAGCGATAGCACTAGCAGAATTGTCGCTACTGCTAGCTGATTTTCTCGTTTTGATTTTAACAAAGTTGTCATCAATCATTACTCCCTTTCTATCCTTGATGTCGTTGTAAGCGATTGTCAAGCACTCCTCGACGTCGTAACCGAGCTGCAAACATAAAACTATTAGCGTTACAATCGAGTCGCCTATCGCGTCCTTTAGTGACCATTCTGGGTCAGCGAAATCGTGAGGTTTTAGAAATACGTCTCTAATCTCGCCTACTTCCTCAGTAACCTTCATCCATTCGACTTTAGGATTGCCTTTGTCTAGTCCATGACTAATAGCCCACTTGTTGATTTTATCGATAAGCGCTGGGATGCCGTCATACGTAGGTTCTTCAAGTCGTGAAATCGAACCCAGAAGCCATCTTCTGCTTAGTTTCACGGTGTCAATAAAGATACCGTGATTGTAAGGCATTTCTTCGATTCTGCGATACAATTCTTGTTTATTCATTCGTTACCTCCAAACAGCGTGCGCCAAGCATAAACCACAGCTACGACCATCAAAATAAATTTAATCGTTTCCATCACTCCACCTCTTTCACTTCCACGCCTTCACAATCAAACACCCATCCGAAACCAGCTTCTTCTAGCTCTTTGCGGGTGTGGGCTCTGTGATTCGAATAAATACCATTGTAGAAACGGAATCCATTCGTTTCTGTATTCACTAAATAATCCTCGTTCCCAACTTTGTTTTTCATTTTTACCGTATACCTAGGCTCCTTCTCGACCTCGTAGCCAAACTGGTGCATGTTGACTAGGGTTATAATAGGCTCGGTTTCTTTTTTTACCCAATTTTTGAAATCATCGTCTTCTTGGTCATCCCAATTAGAAAAATAATCCCATAATTCATAGTCGCAGTCATCTTCATGTTCCTCATACCAATCTGCAACGTACTGCGGTACTACTGGTTTAGGAAAGAGCGAATCATATAAATCCTTAGCGTAAGCTTCCGAAATGCGTGCTACCTTAGATAATTTCTGTACTGCTTCATTCTTATTCATCATTGTTAGTCCTCCTTATAGACAATCAAAGCTGAATTGTTAAAGTAAGTGGCACTAACACCACTATCAGCAACCGCTGAAATGTTTGATTGATACTTAATATCAATTAATTCAATATCTGGATTTTCTTCAAAGAAATCATTAATTAAATCATCAATTTCTTTTGTGTTAGTGAAAAAGTCTTGTTCGGTTACTAAATATTTAGTTTTAATCATGCTTCCACCTCTTCCAACTCCACCGTATACATCCTAGAATTTCGATATTTAACACCTCGCAAGCGGTGCAATTCGTTGATAGCGTCGTTCTTGTTGCTAAAAATATGCTCACTGTCTTCCATATTGTCGTAATATACGATAACCTTGTATTTCATATCTCTACTAATCTCCTTCCATTCTCGCTAGTCCTTCGAGCATATACCGGCGTGCCATAGTAACCAACGGTGCTAGCTGACATGCCTAATTGTTCAGCAATTTCACGTTTAGTGCCCATTGCCAGTAATTCCTCGCCTTTATATAGCGCATACTCTTTCACTTGCATAACTCGACCATCTTTCTTAATAATTCTTCATCCGGTAACTGCTCCAGCGTTAGAATGCGATTGAGCTTCTTTGCGTTGATACCTAGCTTAGCGCTGATATATTCCACATCCTCATGGTTAGACCAGAACCATCTTGAAAATTCTTGAGTCTGACCTAACACACTTGTGTGGTCGTAACTGCCTGGAGCATAGACACCGACTAGCTTGTCTTTATATTTACTATTCATCCAAGCTCCTTGATTTCAAATTCAATGCGTGGATTAGGACTGTACTTCTTACGAGCACTTAACTCACAAACAATACTGTCATCCGTCCAGACGATACCCTTCTTATCAACTTTGTTGTAACCAGCTTTTGAGATACTGTCAAAGAGCGATTTGACCAGATTATCAACATCTGGAGTTTTCGCATGCCAAAGCGTTTCAGACATAAAACTCTTGAATGCATCCCACGTTTTGGCTCTAGCTTTTGGCGTAGGCTTCTTCGATATATTCAAGGGTGCTTTCATGTAAAAGGTGACATCCACTGAAATTGGTCCGTCATAGAATGGCCCGTCATACTCTTGCTCGATAAGTTGCGAGCACTGACGTCTCCAAGCCTTCATTTTCGGGTCTTCATACGTCCCGAATTTGCTGAATCGTGGCCTTGTTTGAGGTTTAGGCTCGATATTTAAAATCATTTTCATGTTTCCACCAAATTAGAAGGGTAAATCGTCACTAGTGATATCCATAGGGTTTGAGTTCCCGTATGGGTTGCTATCCCTCGCAAAGTTTGGCCCTTGCTGTTGCGGTGCTTGCTGACCATAAGGCCCAGCATAGCCGTTGCCATTGCCAAACGCTCCCGATGTATTGCCTTGGCTTGTATTGCTGCCTTCACGCGCCGCACGGCTTTCTAGCATTTGGAAATTCTCAGCGACTACCTCAGTAACGTATACACGTTGACCTTGCTGATTCTCGTAGCTACGGGTCTGGATGCGTCCGGTAATTCCAATCAATGCGCCTTTTTTAGCCCAGTTAGCCAAATTTTCAGCTTGCTGACGCCAGATAACGCAGTTGATAAAGTCTGTTTCACGCTCACCGTTAGCGTCCTTGAAATTACGGTTAACAGCTAGACTAAATGTTGCTACTGCGATGTTACTGGTCGTGTATTTTAGTTCTGGGTCTTTGGTTGTCCTTCCAATCAATACAACATTGTTAATCATTGTTTTACTCCATCAATTTCTACACATAAGATGTTCCTTGGGTTTAACAGATATGTTTTACCATCATCCACTAATGAAACTGGTTGATTAGTCTCTATGCAGTGCATTAATTTATTCTTAAACCCTTTGTCACGAGTTTTAATTTCCATTCCGGATTCATTCACCATCAAGAATTTTACTTTTATCATTGACTTCCTCATTTCAGAATTTCATAGTTGACGAAGTTGTCGTCAAGTAACTTAGCAAATTGGTGCCATTGCCCTTCTCCGCCATGGAAAGTAAGAGCAAGATTGACCTTGTAAGGCTCTACAGGCTTGCTAGGCACTTCTTGGACTGGCTTTGTGTTTTCGATAACTTCGCCGGTTTCAGCATTAACCGCCTTAATTTCCTCGTTAGCTGACTGTTGGGCCATTGCTTCAATCTCTGCTAGGCGTGCCGCCTCTGCTTGTCGTTTGGCTTCTGCTTGCTGCTTACGCTCAACGGCTGCATCACGGTCCTTTTTCATTTGTTTGAGGATTTCAACAAGAGGTGTGTCATTGTTCAAAGCTCTAGTGTATGGTTCCGCTGGCAACTCATAATCAAGGGCTTGTTCCTCAATCATGGTGATATTTGCCTTGTATTCTTCGAGTCGGTCATACTCAGCCAAAACAAGAGCGTCGATTTTTTCGATAGTCTCTTTTTTGAGTTCCATCTTCTTGTCTTTGAAATATTTCTTCAAAGAATAGCCGTCGTACTTGTCATTAAACGTGTCTTTATCCAACCCTGCTAGCTCGCATTTTTCTTCAAATACCGTTCTAACGTGGTCAACTCGGAGCAGTCTATTGTGTTCGTCAATTTCGTCTCGTTTGGCACGTAACTTATTGATAAGTCCTTCGAGCGGCTCTTTAGATGTCTTGAAATTAGCTTCAAACTCATTAAGCGGATTCTTGTACACTTTCGAGATGTCTTTTCGCTTGTCGTCCAACTTTGTCAAGAGCCCATTGAAGCGTGTAAACTCCTTCTTGATATCGTCATATTCCAAGTTATCAAGTTGTTCATCAGACAACTCACTAACTGCTGTCTGAATAGCCTTGTCGAATGCGTCAAAATCAAAGCTAATTTTTCCCGGCGTATAGACCGGTTCGATTGTTTCAAGATTGTTTGTTACGTCCTTCATGTCTAGTTTCCTCTTCTTTTGTTAATTTCCTCTTGAATGTCGTTGACCACAATTTCAAGTCCGGGCACTAGTAACTCATGGAAGTTGTTGAGTTTATATTTCTGTAAATAGTAGTTCCCGACAGTGTCAAAGTCTCTGTTGCTTAACAATGCCAACTCATTGATTTGTTGCATGATGAGGTCGTGCTGATCGTTGCTAATGAAGTTAGGCTGTTGATTGTTTCGTGGTTGGGGTTGGGGTTGTGGTTGCTGATTCTGATGTGGTTGGCGGTTGTGAGGTTGGTTTGGTTTCAAACTTTCCTCTGCCACTTCGAAATGGTCCACATCTTCCTCACCGATTGCAAATAGTGCTTGTAAGGCGTACTTGCCGGCGTATGATTGCACGGCTCCCACCCATTGCGGCTCGTTCATTTGTTTTAAATCGCCGTTACGAGTTTTCAAAATAGGTACCGGAGACAATTCTGCGAAAGCTACTGCTTGCTCTTTTTCCTCTCGGTTAGACGCCGTTGCAATAGCTTTGATGAAAGTCTTGCCAGAAAATTCGACTAGGTCATAGTTGACGACAACGCTCCAATTTGATTTCAAACTCTTAAAGGCGTCGTAAATGTCCTCGACGTGCCTTGAAGCGTACTTAGCTGTACCTTCTTTCTTTTTTTCAAGTTGCATTTTTTGTTGCAACTCCGTGAATGTCATATTTTCCATGCCATATCCTTTTTTATATGCCCCTAATTCTCAAATTTTGGGGGTTATTTGCCGTTTTACCGTTTCTCTAGTGTAATTGTGCCACTAGATTATTTAGGACGGTTACAAGCGATTTTAGAGCTATTTCTTGCCCTTTGACTTTTTTAGGTTCCATAGCTCCCGTTTAAGCTTGGCGTTCTCTTGGGCTAGTGACAAGATTCTGTCTTGCTGACTGTTGATAATCTCTCCCAGCTCACGACCTAAATTCATGTACTTGTTCCGCCATCGGCTATCGACTTCATACGTTTCTTGTTCCATATTTAATGCCTACCCTCCCACCACTTCTTGATTTTTTAATTAATCAATGTTTCCAAAAATGCTTTGATTTCGTTTCTTGAAACTTTTTCACGCTCTGTATGTTCGAAGTCCGAACCGTCAAGTTTAGTTAAATTGTATTCAACTTCCGCATTAAGCACTTCACAGCCAAACGCTTCAGCAAGCTTGTCGAATTCGTCTTTTTGTCTTTCATACGACTCAAGCGGAACATATAGAGCATCTCTTAAATCATCGCCGAATTTCAATTCAAATGCTAGAGTAGTTCTGTCCTTGTAACTTTCAAGAAATCCATCTTTTTCAGCGCTGTAAAATACGACTTGTTTGTTATTTTCTTTCATGATTATTCTTCCTCACCTTCGTTAAACTTCTTAAAACTCAATGTCAAACTTGCGATACCTGCTGCGATAACCACAAGACCAAGAGTTGACATGATACCTTCTTTTTCGCCAGCGTTTGGAAGAGCGCCACCATAAACTGGCGTATTTACCACCTCTTTTGGCTCAGAATCGAGTTTATAAGATACTGTGGTAGATTGTGCCACTTTCTCTTTTGGAGCGTCTACGGGCTTGTTGGGCACTTCTTTGGGTGTGCTAGGTTTTTCTGGCTTAGTTGGTTTCTCTGGAATTTCAAGCTCTGGCAAGTCCAAAACTGGTGCATCAAATGGTACGACACCTCCAGACCATTCTGGCTTATCAATGCTAGGTGCATCGAATGGAGTAGTTCCGCCATGCCATTCAGGAATCTCTACGACTGGTGCTGGTGGCATGAGTGGGATATCGTTGATATCAATTGAAGGCTTATCGTAAACCAGGGCATCGTTTGGTACTACGCCGCCTTCAAATTCCGGTTTTTCATATTTAGGGGCGTCGTTAGGAACCGTGCCGATAGGTTCGTTATATTCCGGCAATTCACGGACTTCAGGGATTCCGGGGATGCCACCCTCAAATTCCGGGATGTCAACTTTTGGAGCTTCACGAGGAATTTCAAACGTTGGTTCTGGTTTGTTTTCGCCTGATGCATCGCCACGGCCACCGACGAGTTGAACATAACTGTATGAAACAGCACCATCTGACTCAGCTTTTAACTCAACCTTATTGGTTGGATTAACGCTATCCTTAACTGCATTTGTCAGTTTGGTTTTATAGTTCAAGTAAATCATATGGTCAAGTCGATCCATTTTGATTTCAAAGCCATGCTCAGATTTGCTGATTGACTTAACTAAATCCATTGCTGAACCTTTATCAATCCATGGATTCACGCTCTCAATGTTCTTAACTTCAAAGAAGTTATCCACAAGGGTTTGATTGTCACTCATTGTGTCAATCAATGTCACATAATTCAACACACGTCTTGCGTAGTTAACACGGATAGTCCAGTTGATAACAGTTGGGTCATTCTCGTCTTGACTACCCCATTTAGAAAGTAATTCATCTTTACCAATTTCTTGTTCTTTGCCGATGTTGACGGTGATCACTGTCCCATTGAAGTTTACTGTGACTGGCTTGCCACTTTCGACCTTGTCTGTCCAAGTAGCGTCCATTTTAAGACTCATTTGCTTGTTAAGCGGATGAGATGCAAAGTAGTTGTTAAATACAGTAGTCACAGTATTGCTTGCTGTGTCTGTAGTAGCTTTACCAACAACTTGCTTGTCAGGATTGTAAACATCAAAGTCAAAGTTAGTTTGAAATTTCACTTCTTCAGGTAAAGTGAACTTAACCTTATCCCCTTCATTGATAGCCATATCGTCAGGGAATTTTACATCCTTGTATTCCACTGTGAAGCCTTGGTATTTACCAGTTCCTTGAGACTGGTCAACCTCAACATTAGGGTTAGATACTTGGATAGTGTCACCCTCTTTAACGAATGTAGTAGGTTGCGCTTCGACTGGCGCTGTAGTTTCTGCCACTGGTTGCGCTACTGGTGTTTCTGTAACCGGTGTAGGTTCTGCCACTGGTGCTGATTCGGTAGCAACCGCTGGTGTTTCCACTGGTGCCACTGTTTCAGACGGTGTCACTGTAATATTCCCGGCATTGTCAGCCGTATAGACATTAGACACCGCTGGTGCTTCTGCCACTGGTTGAGTGGTTTCGTCTGCTGACACTGCCCCAGCTCCAATCAATAGAGCTGTAGCTAGTGCCAATGTACCGCACAAGCCATAAGCCTTGCTATTAGTGAAAGAAGTTTTTGTGACTGTTTGAGTGTTGAATGATTTCATGGTATACTCCTTGTATAGATGTTTTTTCTTGCATGGGCCCTAACCCATGCTTTTTTTAGTGCTCTCAACGTGCACCCAACGCCCCACCGTGTCATGTTTTTCAATGTTTTATTAGACTTTTTGGGGAAGATAGGAAAAAGATTTATTTAGTAAAGTTTTTTTGGGGAAAATTATGGGTATAAGTTACACTCCACGGCAGGGCCATGGATGCACGCTGAAAAGTTGATGTTATTTTGTGTACTTGTTCTTGAGTCGTTCTTGCTTTTCCTCTGGGGTTTCAACCCATTCAAAGAACGGCTCTGGTTGTTTTGTTTTCTTCTTGGAAAAAAGTTTTCTTAGCAGCTTCATGAGTTACCCCACTAATCTGTCTTCTGGTAATCCATGATCTAGGTTATAACGCCTAGTCTTTGCTGTGTAAGATTCCCATTGTGGAACTTCATAGACTTCTACTTGTTCTTGTTTTTTAGACCAAATCCAGTTGATAAGTTTTTTCATTTTTAATTTCCTTTCTGTTTTCCCTAACCGCACTAGTGCGCTAGAGGTGTTTTTTTAAATATCCAAAATATCGTGCGTTCTGCATGTAGCAATAAAATCAATTGCTGCATCTTGAAATAGATCTCTGCGTTTGCTGTCTGGTGTGTCTGGTTTGTTGCAGACATCTCGGTACATCAAACACTTAGTGTCGATGTCATCGAGTTCGTCTTTTTCTTTTTTCGAGACATCCATTGTCTGATTGATGTAGAGGATTAACTCCGTAATGTTGTCGAGAGCAGGGATGCCACCTTCCATCTTGTGGAAGTCCTTGTCAAATTGAACGGCGCAAGCTACCAGCCTTTTAATATAATGGTTGTTTGCCATGTTTTTTACCTCTCTTATTCCTCTAACTATGATTACTGTATTGTTATCTATTAGTAATTATTTCTAGTTAGTGCCGGTAGGCTCTAGATTGTTGTTTGTTAGTGTGCGTAGCACCATATTGTTATATATTAGTACTTGTTATATATTAGTACTTGTTAGTGTCCGATTATTCATCGTATGAATTATCATCGGTTGAATTATTCATCGTATGAATTATCATCGGTTGAATTATTCATCGTATGAATTAATGGAAATTCCATTTATCGAACTATGAATTTTCAAGGCTACCTGTGGATAACTCTGTGGATAACTTTTTATCAAGGTATTCTATAAACTCGTCTGTCATTGGTATGTCTGATGCACAGACAACTATTTCAAAACCTTTTTTATAGCCCTTGCTTTTTCTAAACACCACAACATACCGTTTGTGTTTTAATTCTTCAAACGCTGAGCGGTGTGAGCTTCTCCCGTTGGTCGACCTCTTTTCGAGTTCAGACAGATAAACTCGCCAATCGCTTTTATTTATCAAAATTTCAGCAAGTAAACCCTTAGCTTGTAAACTCAAGCTAGCGTCTTGCAAAAACTCGTTATTCATGCACGTATAGTTTTTTTCATCATTAGTGAAAGATATATTTCATCCGCTTATGCTCCTTTCTGGTAGATGCTTGCCACGATATCGTAGTAGCTATGCCCTGCTGGTATCGTGTACTTAGTCAGATCATCAACTCTGGAACCGTTCGCCATAATATTTATTATGGTTGGTTCCCATTTTTGTTTTTTCATGGTACAATCTCTTTAGTTTAAATTTTCTATTGGTCTGACTCTGGCAGGGGTCAGCCTTTTTTGTTGCCTTGACGACACTGGAGAACTAGCGAGGACTTTGATTATATTTATTTTTTAGGAGTCATTATAAAATCAAATTTTCACACGCTCTGAACTTTGGCTCAATTTTGAGCAAAAGCCTTCAAAGTTGTTGCCCTGCTAGGGATTGTCTTGCTTACATTTCAACAGATATGCCCCGCTAGCTCACCAGTGCCGTCAAGGTGTTGATTGCAGCTGCATTATTTTTATTTAACTTTCGGTTAACTAAAAGTTTTGCAGTTGCTTTTTCTTTAATGTTATTGTTGCGTTTCGGGAACAGTTTGTTTAAAAAAAATACCGATTTCATCCTTACTGTACCCAAGTTTTACTGCTAGTGTGATAAGCTCATCTGGACTAAATGAGATTTTCCCATTCTCACGCTTGTTATACTGACCACGCTTCAAGCCTATCAATTCAGCCATTTGCGCCTGTGTATAGCCTTTAGCTACCCTTTCAGCTCTCACACGAAGTAAATCAACTTTCATAGATTACCTCCGTTTATTTGGTTTTTATTGCTCGTTCCTTAGAACAATTATAGTATATCTAATCTGTTCCCGATTGTCAACAGAAAAATAAAAAAAATATAAAAAAAGTTTGTTTTCGGGAACGTGTTGTTTATTTTCGGGAACTGTTGTATAATGTATTTACTATTAAATAAAAGGAAAAAGCGTATGAGAAACAACGAGGAAATTATTTCACTGATAAAAAGCTATTTAGATAATAGTTCTATGTCGATGTCTGAATTAGCTAACAAAGCGGGGGTTTCAAAATCGACTTTATCAAGATATCTTTCTGGTAGCCGGGTGTTTCCGCTGAATAAAGCGGACGATTTCGCTAGTGCTCTAGGTTTGACAACGGAACAATTCTTGGATGTAACACCTAGCCCGAAAAATACTGATTCAACAGACATCGATAACATCATCGATAACGCGATGATGTTCGACGGTAAACCATTGAGCGAACATGACAAACGTGCCATTCGTGGCATTATTGCCGGCTATATGAGTAGCAAGGAGAAATAAACGTATGGAGAAAGAATTGCTTGAGCAGTTCAATGTCTCTATCTGTGAGTTTAGCTCTAACGAGTGGTCTCGAAACGGCTTTCTCGACCCTATAAACAGGGTTGTTTACATCAACGGGGATTTAGACCAAGACACTCGTTTAAAGGTCATTCTGCACGAATTGGGGCACTTAGAGCACAACTCTAAAGACTACGAGCGGTTACGGGAAAAGTATGAGGTTCAAGCAAATAGGAATATGATCCATGAATTGTTGAAAAACGAAAATCTGGATGATTTCAACTATATCCATTTCATGGAAAAATATAATCTCACCACAATTTGTGATGAGACGTTTGTAAAAAATGAATATCTAAAGCTAAAGAAGATTTAAAAAAATATGTGCAATCACTGAACCACATTAAAAGCTGGGAGGAAATTTTATGAAAAAATTATTGTCTGTTGGCTTGCTAAGCCTATCTGTTATTGCTCTTACTGCTTGCTCTCAAGCCAAAAGCACGTCTTCTCAAACTAGCTCGACTTCAAAAGCTAAAACTGAGCAATCAAGTGAGAGAAAAGTTCCCAAGGAGTACAAAACTGCTGTAACTAAAGCGAAACAGTATGCTAGTACCGTTTATATGTCTAAAGAGGGATTGCGTGCTCAACTCGTAAGTTTTGATAAATACTCTCAAGATGCTTCTGACTATGCTGTAGAGAACTCTGGTATCGACTATAGCAAGCAAGCTATTGAAAAAGCGAAACAATATCAAGATACTGTGGCTATGTCTCCAGACGCAATACGTGATCAATTGGTAAATTTTGACAAATTCACACAAGAAGAAGCTGACAATGCTGTCAAAAATCTGAAATAAAACAAAAAGCCCCACACTCACCGTCGCCAAACTTAGAGTGTAGAGCAGTATCACAGAAAAAACCGTGTAAACTGGAACTAGTCTTACATGTTCTTTTCTGTACCCATTTTATCAGAATTGAGGTACAAATACAATGACTATGCATAAAGTTGCTATCTATGTACGAGTGAGCACCACGAATCAAGTCGAGGAAGGATATTCTATCGACGAGCAAAAGGCAAAGCTGACGAGCTACTGCGACATTAAAGACTGGAATATTTACGAGATATACACAGACGGCGGTTTCTCCGGTTCTAACACGGAACGACCAGCACTAGAGCAGTTGATAAGAGATGCAAAGAGAAAGTTGTTTGATACGGTTCTAGTGTATAAGCTAGACCGGTTAAGTCGCAGTCAGAAAGATACACTCTATCTGATTGAAGATATCTTTTTGGAAAATGATATAGAATTCGTCAGCTTGCTCGAAAACTTCGACACCTCAACACCTTTTGGTAAGGCAATGATTGGATTATTGAGCGTGTTCGCCCAGCTCGAAAGGGAGCAAATCAAGGAACGCATGCAGTTGGGAAAACTAGGTCGGGCAAAGTCCGGCAAATCCATGATGTGGTCAAAAACATCTTACGGCTATGATTACATCAAAGAGACTGGCACGCTCTCAGTCAACCCATATCAAGCCCTAATCGTCCGAAAGATGTTTGAATGGTATTTATCGGGGATGTCGATAACCAAGCTCAGAGACGCTCTAAACGAGCAATATGGGCAAGGTAAAGAGTGGAGCTATAGAACAGTCAGAGTTATCCTCTCGAATCCAGTATATTGTGGATATAATCAATTTAAGGGCCAGATATTCCCTGGCACTCATGAGCCTATCATATCCGAGGAAGATTTTAACAAGACGCAAGAGGAAATTAAAACAAGGCAAAGGACAGCCGCCCAGCGTTTCAATCCAAGACCGTTTCAAGCTAAATACATGCTTTCTGGAATAGCTCAATGCGGCTACTGTTCAGCCCCGCTTGCTATTAAGTTAGGCATGAAACGAAAAGACGGCACACGCTTAGTCAAATACGAGTGTAAGCAGCGACACCCAAGGAAGACCAAGGGCGTGACAGTCTATAATAACAATGCAAAGTGTGATTCTGGGTTCTATTTCAAAGACGATATAGAGCACTTCGTCCTAACTGAAATCAGCAAGTTGCAAACTGATTCGGACTATATCGACAAGCTATTTTCAAACACTAACCAAGAGACGATAGACCGAGACAGCTACCAAAAACAGATTGATAATCTGACCGCTAAAATTAGCAGACTTAATGATCTATACATCGACGATAGAATTTCACTAGAGGAATTACAGAAACGCTCAAGTGATTTTATGGCAAAGCGTGCAACACTCGAAAAAGAGTTGGACGCTGACACCTCTCTCAAAGCTGTAGAACGAAAGAAAGATATTAGACGGGTGCTTGATGCCAAGGATATCTTCACGCTTGACTACGAGCACCAGAAAGCCATAGTACGAGCATTGATAAGCAAGGTTAGAGTGACTAGTGAAACCATCGTTATTTTATGGAAATTATAG